ATGAAATCTGCAGAAGACGCAAAGAATAGATTAGAGAAAACTGACATGTTCACAGGTAAAAATTTAAGAATTCAAAAAATAAACTAAATATATATTTATAAAGGTAATGATAAACACCTTTAAGATAAATTTTAGCACTCTTATAATCCTAACCCTAGTAGTACTTCTAATACTACAAAGACAGTGCGGACAGAAAGAAGACATCGGAGAAGTTACAGTAAAAACAGAAGTTAGGTGGGATACCCTAACATTAGATAGCTTAGTATATATACCGAAGTGGAAAACTAGAGTACTTACTCAAACCGACTCTTTTACCAAACTTATAAGAACCCCCGCAGACACCGCAGCTATCTTAGAAGACTACTTCGCCTCTTACATATACGAAGATACAGTACGCCTAGATAGCTTTGGATACCTTGCTATTAGAGATACAATCTCAAGAAATAAAATAATAAGTAGAAAAGTAGTACCTACTATTAAAGTACCTACCACTACCATCACCAAAACCTTAACAGTAAACAAGACAAGGTTCTATACCGGGATCTCCTTATCAGGGAATGCACAAACAATAAATCAAATAAACGGAGAACTCCTACTAAAGACTAAATTAGGGAACGTATACGGAATAGGGCTAGGAGTTAATTCACTATGGCAGCCTATACTTTCCGCTAGCATGTACTGGGAGTTGAAAGTTAAAAAGCCAAACCTAAAATCAAAGTTATTATAATGAGTCAAGACTTAAAACAGATAATACGGCAGGAGTACGTAAAATGTGCCTCAGACCCTACCCACTTCATGCGGAAATACTGCTACATACAGCATCCGCAAAGAGGTAGAATTCTATTTCACCTATACCCTTTTCAGGAAACAACACTTAAGCACTTTCAAGAGAATGATTACTCTATAATCTTAAAATCAAGACAGTTAGGGATTTCAACACTCGCTGCTGGATATTCTCTCTGGCTGATGACTTTTCATAAAGATAAGAACGTTCTTACTCTTGCAACTACACAAGCAACAGCTAGAAACCTTGTATCGAAAGTACAGTTTATGTATGAAAACTTACCTTCCTGGCTAAAAGTGGGATCTTTAGAAAAGAATAAACTAAGCTTACGATTAACTAATGGATCAAAGATAACAGCTAAATCATCTAACGCTGATGCTGCTAGATCTGAGGCAGTATCTTTACTTCTAATAGATGAGGCTGCCTTTATTGATAACATTGGAGAGACATGGGCATCTGCTCAACAAACACTAGCAACAGGTGGTGGAGCGATAGTACTCTCTACTCCTTACGGAACAGGAAACTGGTTCCATAAAACATGGATAGCTTCGGAGAACGGAGATAACGACTTCCTACCTATTAAACTACCCTGGTATGTACACCCCGAGAGAGACCAAACCTGGAGAGATGCACAAGATGCACAGTTAGGAGACCCTAGATTAGCCGCGCAGGAGTGTGACTGTGACTTTTCTACATCTGGAGACACTGTAATCTACGGAGAGTTAATAGAGTTCTATGAAACTACCTATAAAAAAGATCCAGAGGAAAGGAGAGGGGTAGATCGAAACTTATGGATATGGGAGCCGGTAGACTATAATAGGAATTATATGGTCATAGCCGACGTCGCTAGAGGGGACGGAAAGGATTTCTCTGCTTTCCATATTGTAGATATTGAAAATTGCAGTCAAGTAGGGGAGTACAAAGGACAACTGCCCCCAAAAGAGTTCGCACATCTACTGGTAGGTATAGCAACAGAGTACAACAACGCACTTTTAGTAGTAGAGAATGCTAATATAGGATGGTCTACAATTGAAACCATTATGGAAAGAGGGTATACAAACCTGTACCACTCACCTAGATCAGGAAACGTTACTGCAGAGAGTTATTTTGACCCATACGGCATAAACTCTAACATGACTCCCGGGTTTTCAACTAATACCAAAACAAGACCTCTTATAATAGCGAAGATGCAAGAGTCTATTAACGATAAATCTGCAATTATACACTCAAAAAGGATGCTAGAAGAGTTGAAAGTCTTCATATGGAGGAATAATAGAGCAGAGGCACAGAGCGGCTACAACGACGACCTTGTAATGTCCTGGGCAATTGCTATGTACGTCAGAGAAACAGCATTTAGAATGCAAAAAGGAAACGCAGACATAGTTAGAAGTGTTTGGGAGAACGTAACTACTACTAACACCAGTACGGACATGTTCTACACCCCTAATACCACCGGCAATATCAACCAGATAGACAACGGGAGAGGTGGGACAGAAGACATCTCTTGGATATATAAATAGAAATAAGTAGCTTTCCTCGATATTTATACTTATACTATGACTATACACAATGGCAGATACAAGCATACTAAGTAGACTCCAACGATTATTCTCCACAGATGTTATAATCAGGAACGTTGGAGGAGCTCAACTCAAAGTTGCAGACGTAAACCAGATACAAATGTCCGGCAAACTAGAGAACAACTCATTCCACGACAAGTATAATAGTATACACTCATCAGGCTATACCTCTTTATATGGAGGTCAGACTGCTCAGAACTACCAATTTAAACGAACTCAACTCTACTCAGAGTATGATGCAATGGATACAGATGCTATTATAGCTTCTACTTTAGATATACTTTCTGAAGAGTCTACCTTAAAGAACGACATGGGGGAAGTTCTACACATCAAATCCCCCGATGAGAACATTCAAAAAATACTATATAACCTATTTTATGATGTACTAAACGTAGAGTTTAACCTCTCTTGGTGGATTAGAAATGCATGTAAGTATGGAGACTTCTTTTTGAAGTTAGAGATCTCTGAAAAATACGGAGTATACAACGCAATACCTTTCACAGCCTACCATATCGAAAGACAGGAAGGATTTGACTTAGAACATCCAATGTCTACTAGATTTCAATATCATGAGAACGGACTAACTGGACAATCTTCCGGGTACTACAGCGTACCGGGAATGACAGACCAGCAAGCTATCTATTTTGATAACTATGAAATGGCTCATTTTAGACTCTTAACAGATATTAACTTTATCCCTTACGGTAGATCATACTTAGAACCGGCTCGAAAGCTATTCAAACAGTATACTATGATGGAGGATGCGATGTTGATACATAGAATCGTAAGAGCTCCTGAGAAAAGGATATTCTACATGAATGTTGGAGGAATAGCACCAGCTGAGGTAGAAGGATTTATACAGAAAGCTATTACAAAGATTAAAAAGACACCTTATATTGATCCTGAGACCGGACAATATAATTTAAAGTATAATATGCAGAATCTTATGGAAGATTTCTACATTCCCATGAGAAACGGAGATACTACTACTAAGATAGATACTTTAGGCGGATTACAATACGACGGAATACAAGATGTAGAGTACTTACGTAATAAACTATTCGCAGCTCTTAAAATACCTAAAGCATTTCTAGGATACGATGAAAATCTATCAGGAAAAGCAACCTTAGCAGCAGAAGACATTAGATTTGCTAGAACAGTTGAGAAGATACAAAGGATAATGACTTCCGAACTGTATAAGATAGCTTTTGTACACCTCTACTCACAAGGGTATACACAGGATGAGCTAACTAACTTCGAACTATCCCTCACCACCCCTTCTATAATTTACGATCAAGAGAAAGTAGCACTATTGACAGAGAAAGTAGCTCTTGTAGCCGCTATGAAAGAAACTAAGATGTTCTCCTCTGACTGGATCTACGAAAATATATTCCATCTATCTGTAGAGGAGTACGAAGAAATGAGAAACTTAGCAGCTGAAGACGCTAAGAGAGAATTTAGACTAACCCAGATAGAAACTGAAGGGAATGATCCTCAGCAAACAGGACAGTCTTTCGGAACACCTCATGATATTGCAACAGCATACGGAAAAGGCAGAGTCTATGATAGACCTGGAGATGTCCCAACAGGGTACAACGAAGATGAACCAGTAATGGGAAGACCTCAAGAGAGAGCAAGCTTTTTAGGTACTCAAAATGACCCGTTAGGAAAAGATAGACTAGGAAAAGACGTTATGAAGAACGACGACCAACCTACTACAAGGAGAACATCTGCTTTTGAAGGAGCAGGAAGAGAACTTGCAAAGCACTCTAGGATTATAGGGGGTTTAGATAAAAAAAAGATTAAGCTTTTCGAACAAGAGCAGATAAAAGGAGGCTTATTAGATGAGTCTCAAATACGAGAAGAGATATAATATACTATTTATTACAAAGCACAAGCTAAAAAATGGCAATACCTAAACATTCAAAGTATAAAAATACAGGGTTACTATTTGAACTGTTAGTAAGACAGATCACTGCAGATACGATGAACGATACAAATTCACCTGCAACTAAAACTCTAAAAAAATACTTCGTCAATACGGAGCTTGGGAAAGAGTACAAACTTTACGAACAACTTAGTAACTTTCAAAACTTAAGCGAGACCAAATCAGAAATAGTGATATCCTCTTTACTAGAGGCAGCAGCAAAACTTAACCGTACAGAAGTTAAGAAGCAGAGATACAATTTGATTAAAGAAATTAAGAATAACTACGATGTAGAGAAGTTCTTTAAAGTAAAAGTAACAAACTATAAAATATACGCTGCACTCAATAACTTAATTGAAAACCAGAATAATAGTAAGATCACACCGGAGGATACTATTAATAATAAAATAACTATACTAGAACATCTTGTAAAAGCCCCAACATTAGTAGCAGAAGATGCTTTAATGGAGGAGTACAAAGCATATCCTAAAGATATTAAGATACTAACATACCGCATTATGTTAGAGAAGTTTAATGAAAAATACGACCACTTCTCACTAGAGCAGAAGTCAATCTTAAGGGAGGTTATTACTTCCATTGACAGTACAAGCAAGTTAAGAGAGTATTACAACGATAAGATTGTAGAGGTACGAGAAGTCTTAACTCAAAAAGCTAATGCAGATGTAGATGAGGTTTTAAAGATAAAGCTTCTAGAAGTTTTAAAGTATATCAATCCTGTTACGAAGACTAAAACAGTTACTAACGATAATATAGTGAATCTACTACAATATTATGAGTTAATTAACAACCTGTCATGAGTAGTGTAGAAAACAAAAAGAATTGGTTAAAACAACAGCTTAGAGAAGAAAGCACCTCCTCAGCAACAGGAGCATACAACACACCATTTGCCTTTAATCCGAATAAAAACGCTAAAGGAGCTTCAAGAAACTATTACCTTGACTTAGGATACAAACTCGTAAACCAGAAAGAGCTAAGAAAGAAGGCTAAGGGTATGGAGTATAAAGACCTTTGGAAGAAGTAATAAACATTAAGACAGGTACTATTTATAAACAATGAAAAACTTACAGAACAGCTATAACCTTATTAAAGAAGGAAAAGGAAATAAAGAAATCTTCATCAAGCAAGCTAGGAGGGAATTTCCGCAATTCATAACGAATGTAGAAAATTTCGAACAGATTGTAAGTAAGCTAAAACAAAAAAGCATAATAGTAGAAACCAGAGAAATTACAAATAGTGT